TAAGAGATGAGCGGTCTAGCTTACAAGCAAGTTTTAAAGAAAAAGATTCTGATCTTGTAAGACAACAAGATATGATTAAACAGGCAATCAATGAGTATTCCGATATTAATAACTTAGAAAGTGCTAAAACTGCCGAGGGTATGTTTTATAGGACTGCAAAAACTAAGTATTGGACTGCTGATTGGGAATCTATGTATAAGTTTATTGTTGACAATGCTGTTCCAGAGTTCCTTGATAAACGTCTTAATCAAACACATGTAAGACAGTTTTTAGAAGAAAACCCCGACAAATTACCAGAAGGTTTAAATACTGAAACGGAATATGTCATATCAGTTAGGAAGAATAGATCATGAGTCAAGAACCATACGTACCTATAGAGAGTGTTGCAAAACATTTTTCCGTCTCTATATCTACAATTCGTGCTTGGGTAAGGCAGTCGTATATACCCCAAGAAACTTACATAAAAGTTGGTAGTACTTACCGATTTCGTGTAAGCGATGTAGCGGAAGCATTAAAGAGTGTAGACATGCACTCACCAGAAGAGCTTATGGACTCAATAAGTGAGGACATAGAGCAAGAGGAAGCTCAAGAAGAACAACTAGAATTTGATTTTGATAGATAGGAGAATCGAGAATGGCAGAGATGAGTGCAAATTTTAAAGTAAAAAATGTAGAAGCTTTATGGCCTAAAATAAATACTACTTACAGGTTTGATAGTGCCGAAAATAGGTCTGTAACTTGTAGTGCTTTTGACGATGGAGCAGAGTATTCCATGCAGTTTAAAATGACTGAATCACAGGCCAAAGAGTTATACAAAGAAATGGCTAAATCTTTTACGGCTAAGAAAGCAAAAGGTTGGCCAGAAAAATTAAAGATGCCGTTTGCAAAAGATGAAGATGGTATGTACATAGGTAAGGCTAGGTTAAAGGGTGCTTATGGACAAGATGCTACTAGAAAGCCATCACAATATGATGCAAAAGGTAATAAGTTAGATGTAGATTTTCTCCTAACTACTGGAAGTAAGGTTAACGTACTTGTATCTTTTTACCCTTGGTTTATGAGAGGGGAAGCAGGTGTTTCCCTAAGACTAAGGGCAGTGCAAGTATTAAAGTATATTCCTATGGAAGAACCTTCTCCATTTGAGGAGGAAGATGGTTTCGATTCGTCTGCTGATCTTGATAACGCATTTCAAGAAGAACAGAAAGTCGAAGAACCAAAGAAACTTGTCAAGAAGTCTGATCCTGTAAAACCACCCAACCAACAGACTGATGATGAGTTAAGTGATATTGTTGACAACTGGGATGACTAGGTAAACAATACACTTCACTGTGGCTAGGAGTTGTACCCAAAGCGTTCCTCCATTTCGCTATCCGAAAAGGGCATAGTGCAAAATGCCCCTGCCACGGTGTCTTTATTGAAGGGTGGATATCATGGAAACAAAAGAATTTTTACAATCTGTATTAAGTAACAAAGGATCATATTGTGTATGGGGATACAAAGGTGATTCGGTTATACAGAAATTTTATTCGTCAGTAGACGAAGCTATAGAACAAACTAAATATCTAGACGGTAATAATTATAACACATTTTATGCGTTAGCCACTTTTAAAGAAGATGGTTCAAGGAAGGTAGATAACATACAATATCTAAAGTCTTTCTTCCTTGACTTAGATTGTGGCGAAACAAAAGATTACCCAAACAAAGGCGAAGCTTTGACAGCCCTACGACATTTTTGTCAGAAGGTTAAGTTACCAAAACCTGTTATAGTAGATTCTGGAAATGGAGTGCACTGTTATTGGCCTTTAGAAACAGAAGTAGAATACAAAGATTGGTTTCCTGTAGCAGAAAAATTAAAATCATTATGTGCAGAGTATAACTTATTAGCTGACCCTGCCGTGACCTCTGATGGTGCTAGGGTTTTACGTGTTCCAGGGTCCCACAACTTCAAGGGTAACACACCATTACAAGTTAAGGTGTTAGGAAATACACAAGGGGCGCATGTCTTTCAGTCTTTCTCCGCCACACTTGGAAATATAGAAACAACAAAAGAAAAGTTACCTCCGAGTGCTACAAAAGAAAAATTACATGATAACATGGAGAATGTATTTATGCGTATTCTCCAAAGAACAATAAAGGGTAACGGCTGCGAACAGATAAAATACATTATAAAAAACCAAGCTACTATAAGTGAACCACTGTGGAGAGGTGGTTTGTCTATCGCAAAGTTTTGTGTAGATGCAGATAAAGCATCAATAAATATATCAAAAAAACATCCAGAGTATTCAGAAGAAAAAACAATAGATAAGATGAACAGGATAGAGGGGCCTTATCTCTGTAGTACGTTTGACCAACACAACCCCGACATCTGCCCTAGTTGTCCTTTTTGGGGTAAGATAAAATCCCCTCTTGTGTTAGGCTCTAGAATAAAAGAATCAGATGAAGAAATAGAAGAAGCATTGGGTATAAAAAGTAATATACCTAAGTATCCTTCCCCTTATTTTAGAGGTAAAAATGGTGGAGTATATGTGAGATACTCCAATGCGGATGGCGATCCAGAGGACAAGTTAATATACCATAACGACTTATACGTTGTTAGTAGACTGAAAGATCCCGAAACGGGAGAAGGTGTCGTCATGCGACTGCATCTACCAAAAGATGGTGTTAGAGAGTTTACAGTTCCTTTAACTGCTGTAACATCAAGAGAAGAATTTAGAAAACACATGGCCATGCAGGGCGTGGCAGTAACTAAGATGGATGAACTTATGACATATACAACAGCTTGGGTAAACGAACTACAACTGCAAGGGGAAGCCGATATAGCTCATAAACAATATGGGTGGATAGGTGAATCATACGATAGATTTATTATAGGCAAAGAAGAGATAACCAAAGATGGTGTAAAGTCTAACCCTCCTTCTACTCAAACTATAAGCACCATAGAACATTTTGAACCAAAAGGTAGCCTTGAAAAATGGAAAGAGATGGCAAACTTTTATAATAGAGATAACTTTGAAATACATCAGTTTGTACTTGCAACTGCATTCGGTTCTCCCCTTATGAGATTTACAACTCTACATTGTGGAGTTTTGCATTTAAATGGAGATACAGGAATAGGAAAATCTACTGTACAAGAAGCATGTTTATCTGTGTGGGGTGATCCGAAAGAATTAATGTGTAACGTAGCAGATACAGCCGCGTCTATGATGAATAGGGCAGAGGTATTTCATAACCTACCATTAATATTAGACGAATTAACAAATAGTGATTCTTCACATTTAAGTGATTTAGCTTACCAACTTACAAATGGTAGACAAAGAAATCGTATGAGCGGAGGTTCTAACGTTGAACGATATCGTGGTCTTCCTTGGCAATTGTTGGCGGTAACCAGTGCCAATCTAAGTATCGTGGATAAGATAGGGCTGAAAAAAGCAATGCCAAAAGCAGAAGCACAAAGAATCTTAGAATGTAAAACAAAAGAAATGAGGTTTGAAACAAAAGAGGAAACAGACGCATTTAACTCTCTACTCTATAGTAACTATGGACATGCAGGTAAAGTATACATTAAATCAATCCTTAATGATATAGAAGGCACTAAAGAATTATTAAAAAAAGTACAAATAAAAATTGATACCGTTGCGGGACTTACAGCAAAGAATAGATTTTGGTCTGCGTTAAGTGCTTGTTCTATGACAGGTATAATTATAGCTAAGAAACTAGGCTTAGTGGATTATGATACTAAGAAACTATTTCAGTTTATTATCAAACAATTAAAGAAGAATATTCATTCTAGTAATGATATGGGTGCTTCAGTGGAAGAAGTATTAAACGACTACATACATGAGCATTATAGTAAAGTCTTATGGATAAAAAGCACTGATGATGCGAGGGCAGATGCTTCCACGCTTGTTGTACCCGAAGCTGTACCACGAGGTGAATTAGTAGCTAGGTATGAAACAGATTTAAAGAAAATATTTTTATTACCAAAACCATTGAAGAAATGGTGTGGAGCACATCAAATAGATTATAGTTCTTTTACTAATGATTTAAGGGATAAACTAGGTGCTGTTAGAGGTAAGGTTAGACTAAGTAAGGGAACACATCTTAACTTACCTCCAGCAAATGTTATTATAGTAGACTGTAAGATAGGTATAGATGATGAAACAGGGGGTACTGAAGAACTTTGATTTAAACCCAGATCGTGTTAGAATAATTGTTAACTGGGAAAAGATGATACCAAACGCATCTATATTTATACCCTGTGTTAATACCGAAAAAGCTATTGACCAAGTTAACAAAGTAGCAAAACGAAAAGACTGGGGGATCAAAATCCACGTTAGGATAGAGGGTAACAAACTTGGAATACGTGTATGGAGGTTATCATAATGTGGCAAGGTAATATATTTAGATTTGTAAACCACTGGTTAGGCACAAGAAGAATGCCTATAACTAGGTTAAGACATAAGGTAGGGAGAAGATGTTATTACAGAGCGCGTTAATATGTTTAGCTATGAATATTTACCATGAAGCTCGTAGTGAGCCTATAGCTGGTAGAGTTGCAGTAGCAGAAGTTACATTAAATAGAGTAGAATCAAAATACTATCCAAATGATGTATGTGGTGTTGTATATCAAAAAGGAAAGAAATCTTGTGCATTTAGTTGGACTTGTGATAACATATCTGATACTCCGCACGAGAAAAAAGAGTTTGACAGAGCGATAAGATTAGCAAGAATGGTTATGTTAAACGCAGGAAATGTAAGAGCAGTCGGCAAAAATGTCACACATTATCACCACAAAAGCATCAAACCTTATTGGTTAACTGACGTAAAAGAGGTAAAAAGAGTTGGTAGCCACATCTTTTATGAAAGAAAATAGTTACAACACACACAGTAATGTGTTATATTGTATTTGGCAGTATCCTCGCACTGTCGTTCTCCCTCCTACCCCTCCTCTAACACAGGGGGGGTTTTTGTATGAATAAAGCACTACAAAAAGGAGATATAGGAGAACATATATGTGCCATATGTCTTCTTGAAATGGATGTAAGTTGTAAGATAGTCAACATTGGTGCTACTGATATTTTAGCAACTGTTGGGCAAAAACTTATAAGAATACAAGTAAAAGGTAGCCACTATAAATTTAGAAACGATGTAAAGAGTGGTGGCACACCCTTCTATAGATTCTCTACTGCATTGGGTAAAACTAAAAAACGTTTAACCAAAGAAGATTGTGATGTCATAGCTTTGGTAGCTTTAGATATTAAAAAAGTAATATTCTCTCTGCCAGTGTTAACGGCAAATACAAAACGTTCAAAAAATACATTTTTAGTTCCTAATGTGGAAAAAGATACGTGGAATAAGTGTTTAAATAAAATCAAATAGACCTGTATCCATGTTCCAATCACCTATATTTTGATCTATTATTGGTCGGCTTCTTGGATTGATATACACACCACCCACTATATCTTGAGTTGTTTCATTAAAACGTTTCCAAGACCTCATTCTATCTTGTAGAGTTATCATATTTAATGGGTATCTTCTATTATATTTTGCTATAGCTTTTTCTACACGTTGCATTCCTTCTAAATCGTTTTGTCTCCTAGCTACATTCGATCTTTTTAGAAGCAAAGACTTCCCTTGGACTACATTTCTTTCTATGTTTTTAGCTGTCTGACTATACTGTTGCTGAAAAGTTTTTCTTTTTGATTCAAAACCCATAAACTTCCAAACAGCTTCGGATTTAGTAATGTCATCTATAATAGCATCACCTCTTCTGTTAGTAGCTTCCCCTGCAATACCGTAATCAAATATACCTGTATAAGCGTTTCTTATAGCAACAGGTAACATTCCTAGAAAAGCTTTTTCATAATTTCCACCTTTATTTTGTAAGGCTGATGCCAGTTCTCCTACTGCTCTAGATTGTTGGTTAAGTACACTACCTGCAGGTCCTCCAAAAGTTTCTAACAACTTATCTGCCATAGATTGATCCCCAGAG